AATATAAGGTATCACCCACCCCCCTCCTGGGTGGTCCCCCGCCCCCGTTGTCCTATTACCATATCCGCCATCCGTATACCGCTATTGCTATTGCTTATCCTATTTAGATTGCCCGCCAAAAGCTCCTAGTAAATTGCCGCTAACTGATAGTTCCTTACCACCTTTACCAGTATGCTCTAACGAGGCGCGGGCTACGTAACCGCGAGTACGCTCGAGCAACCATGCGGATCCTTGCCAGCCATTACCGCATGATCGAACGACTGAGGTAAGGTCATATTCACCACGAGTCCTGGCCGCTTCGATGGCTTCCTTCCTTTCCGGATATCTCAGCAAGTATCGGTTGAAAGTCTTGTCACTCATTCCGGAAAGGGCCCAAAGCCTTTCCATCGGGAGTCCGAGCGATGCGGCATCTAGGACACGTGACCAGTCGGCATCTGCGATAGTCTTGGGATCAGGCCCGTTTTTTTTAGGTGCATCGGAAGGACGTTTTATGGGCACTTTCCCCTTTCCCCCTTTGACCAGGACATCACCCCCCTTTGCTTTCATCCCTTCCCCGATAAACTTTCTTTCCCTTTCTGTATTCTGTCGTTGACTCCCGTCGCATCTCGTTGCATTCTCCCCCCGTGAACCGATCATTGGTTCCCTCTCAAATCATGAAACTTAAACCCTTCCTAACCGCCCTCGCGATCCTCATCGGAGCGTTCCTCGTAATCTCAGCCCTCGCGCTCTGCGTTGCAGAGTTCCTAGTCGGAGGTGTCCTTTGAACCTAATCCCACAAACGGTTACCGCCCGAATCTTCGAAGATGTCGGTGGATACTATTTTTGCTCTTCGGCTTCCGCTTGTTTGGACGCCCGCGGTCGCTTTTTCCGCTCTCGGGCGGAAGCTCTTCGGGAAGCTTACCGTTCAGGATTTACCCATGCTATCGGTGGGTATCGGCGCAAGGGTGGAAAAATCGCTTCTCAAGTCTCCCTTGAATCATGGGATCATCTAGATCACACCCGCGCTCTTTCCGTTCGGATTGAAGGAGGGGCCCTTTGAACGGATTCATTCTCCACGAGGATCACGACCGCGTGATCATCGCCACCGGCTTCAATCACCCCTCCGACAACCGGAAAACCGGCGACATGATCCAAATTTGGATCCTAGTCCGTTCTGTGAGTCCCACGGAAGCGATCCGGACGGGACTTGACCGGCTTATCTGTGGATCTTGTGTCCATCGCGGACACGAGGTTGACGGTCGCTTCGGTGTGGAAAGGACATGCTACGTAAATCCCGGGCAGGCTCCGCAAGGTATCTGGCGCGCTTGGCGTGCGGGCAATTATCCTCCCTTGCGCTCCCTTGAAGCTTTCGTGGGCCGCAAAGTTCGCTTTGGAGCCTACGGCGATCCGACATGGATCCCCTTATCCCTTGCGCTTGCAATTGCGGGTGTGGCTTCGGGGTGGACAGGCTACACACACCAATGGCGCAAGCCATCGCTCCAAGGATGGAAAACCCTTTTGATGGCCTCCGTTGACTCGGTCGCGCAACTCGTGATCGCTCGGTCACTCGGGTGGTCTACTTTTCGCGTGGGCTCCGAAGCTAGTGTGGGTGAAAACCTTTGCGCTTCCGATCGCGACGGTACGCCATGCGCCGTCTGTCTTCTCTGTGCGGGTGCTCGCGGCGGTCTCGAGTCTGTCCACATTCCACCCCATGGAAAGGGTGCAACGCATTTTCTCGAAGCCTGAATTTTCCGGAGGATCCATGGGGGAAACTCCGTGGGTTCTGCGGGCAATTTATGCCTAAGCAAAACCATATGAAAGACATCCTTGAAACGTTCAAACGCAATGCCGACCGAGAAAGCCTGAAATCCTCCGTGGGCCGGGCGATTTTTTGCCCACGCTGTGAAAACCTGATGGACTATCGTCGCGCCGTTGAATTTTCCGTCTGGGAAAACGAGACTGGCAAATGCGCCACCGTGCGTGCGATGTGCGCGCCATGCTGGGATGGCGTGCGTGAACTGGTCACGAAGCCCGGTGTGAAGTATCGGGTGGATGTGATCGACGGAAGGAAGCTTAAGTGAAGCCCTTACTTCGTGTCCTAGGGTATCTTGCCCTTTGCCTGCTATTCACCCTCCTGCTGGTCATTAGTGCCCTTGCCGGGAACGGTAAGTAAACCCAAGCCATTCACCACACCCCGTAGGTTCAACCCTGCGGGGTTTTTCTTTGCCTCGAGGGTGTGGACACCCGACACCCGCCTTCCTTCCTTCCTAGGCCGCTTGCCGCTTGCCGCTTGTCTAACAGTAGGCCATCGGTTTTTCCTTCCTTCCTTTGCCCATAGTCTCGGTTCCTGATTTAACACTAGGCGACCAGGATACCCCCCTAGGACATCCAATGTCCGACCCCGCTATTGGCCTTGGACATCCCGTGTCCGACCCCGTTACACCCGTCCAGGATCCCGCCCATGTGCGCCCCCCCCAGGCATCGAACCTCATGGTGCGGTATTCGGGATTCTCCATACGCCATACGGAATTCGGAATTCGGAATTCCAGAATCGGGAATCGGGAAATCCGGAATCATGGTGCGGTCGAGTAGGCCAATCCAAGCGGTCCTGTTCTAAGCGGTCCAACCCCCGTTCCGCTCCCTACACTCCATCCAGCCATCAAACCCTCTCCTAGACCCCTCCAAGCTCCAGCAATCGACATCCATATCCATCCATCACAACCGCCTTATACCCGATACTTCGTAATCAGTAGAGGGTCATTCAAAAACTGCAGCCGCAGCGTGGGGGCCTTCAAAGCCCCCGAAAAGCTTGCGGCGTAAGCAGTTTTTAACTCCCTAGTAGAGGGAGTGTGAATCTCCCTCTAGGGAGAGTAGTAGTGGCTATGGTAACTCTTTGGGGTGCACTGCAAAATCAACATTCCTTTATCTTGACGCTGGATCGTCCATGACGCAATTTGCTCTTGCTATGAGTTATCTGGACAATGGTTCCACGCTTCGGTCGATGTTCCGACTGACGCCCCCGCAACGCCATGACATCGACCCGGCTAAGTCCGAGGTTCTGGCCTACATAATGTCGAATCTCGCCTGTGAGCTTGGTCGAGCGATCCGTGCCTTCAATTCCATGAGGAACAAGAAGTCTCAAGTCCTTGTTTATGACATGGTTCATCGGCAGTGGCGTGGGTGTGACTGGGTTCCTCCGCAGGATGAGGACAAGGTTTCGTTGCTCTTGAGAACCATCAATGACCTCAAGCGTGATGTTGCGTATCTGAAGACCGCGGTGAAGAAGCATGAACGATCGATTGGCCAACTCGAAAGGAAGCGTTCGGGTAAGCGTAAGGAGGAGGATGAATCGAAGAAGGAGGAGGAGGCTCCTAGCTACGAACCCGTCGTCGATGAAACATTGATGGAAGCAGCGAAAAAAGCCTCTGCCGAGGAGGAAGAGGCTGGTGGAGAAGACTGGTGGAAAGCTATGCGCGCCGCCTTGGCCGATGTGGAGGTGGTTGCGGCTCCTTCAGTTGCGCCCCGGTCATTAGCATCGGGTTCCACTGCTCCCACAGAATACCCTTGGGAGAATGCTGAAGATGAAGTGAGCTAGACTGGAGCCGCGATCCGCGCTTGCAGAAGGCCAACTGGAACCTTCTAGGTTTGTTTTGGCCTACCTCATGCAGAACCGCTATCTCACGCGCCCAGTTGGCGAGTTCGGAGGAGCCGAAGCCTGAGTGGGCCAGTTCCATTGTGGTGAGTGGTTCATTGCTTTCCTTACGCTGAGGTTTGGCAACGTGATGCATCCAGATCCAAGCGACCTTGGTCTCGTGTAGGATGGGCTGGAGTTTGTTGCGAAGGAACACGCTGACCTCGCCCTGGTCCGAAAGGTCACCGCCGAAGTAGCTGAATAGTGGATCGGCCACGATGACATCGAGCTTGGATTTGTGGATGAACCGGCGGGCGTAGGCGAGGAACTGGTCACCGGTACGGACGGCTTCGGTGCGGAAGTGGAGGTTTTCTTGGAGGATAGCGATCTCGCTGACGCTCATGTTGAGTCCTTTGATGACCCCGCGGAAGGCTTCGGCGAGGTCACCCTTGTCGTTCTCGGCCTGGATGACTCCGATCTTCAATCGCTTCACCGGCTTGATCCCGAAGAATTCGAGGCCGAGGCACCAGCGGATGACGATCTGCATCATGAGGCTGGACTTCCCGATCCCGGTACCACCGCTGATGATCATGGAGGAGCCGCGGGTGAGCCAGCGTTTGCCGATCAGGTTGTCGGGATCGTTGTCTGGATCGAAGTTGATGAGGTCTTTGATCGAGACCACCGTGGACTTGTCGTCATCGGTCTCCCGGGAGGTGAGGTAGTCTTCCCATGAAGCGGAGCCGAGGTTAGTGGCCAGCAGCTTTTGCTGGGATACAGGACTACGCCATGCGCCCGGGAGCCGGGAGTAGCGCGAGGGGTTCTTGTTCTTGGCATCGATGCCCGGGATCGACGAGTAGATGATATCCCGGCGGATGTCCCACTCCTTGCGGTTGGGCGCATCTACGCGGACCCAGGCATGGATACTCTTACCACCGCTATCGATGAGTACGGTGATCGGGAGGCCAGAATCGCGGAAGAGCTTCTCCTGTTCAGCCTTGGGCTTGTCATCGAACTCCACCAGGACATGGCGGTACGCGCTGACATCGTTGTCGCTGCCGCTGTAGAGGTTGGGTTTGAAGGGATTGATGCGAACAAAGATCCCCTCGCGTTCCGGTGATAGGATGCGGGATGCCGGATCATCGAAGCGAGCGATCCATTCCTCGATGGGGATGAATGATCCAGCGGTGACTGGCCTACCCTCCTCGACGGCATCACAGATACAGACCACCTCGGTGGGAGCGAAGGCGGCTTGAAGGAACCGCTTGAACTCGCTGGCTTGAGGATCGGGCGCAACCGCTGGTGACGGTCGCTTGAAGGATACCTTGGTGATATCGAATGGAGCGGTTGAGGGGGATACCCCTGATTGAAGGAGATGGCCGGCTGGTTTGGAGTGAGACTTGGAAGCGGCCTCGCGGAGCTTGTGGATGAGTTCGCGATCGGACCAAGGTGGTTGGCAGGATTGATTCCAGCTTGAGAGCAGGGCTAGAGAGTCCGCCTCGGATAGCTGGAAGCCGTGTACGAGACCGACGGCAGCGGTGTAGGTAGTTGAGTGTCCGGACTGACCGGAGACGGCTGGCGGCACCTTGGAAAGCCAAAGGGCCGCACGTTGGTGCGGTGTCATATCGTTGTTTGTTTGGGACCGATCGTTGGGGGCTACTTCATCTTGTCTATCTTCATCAGCCGTTTGATGGCTTGAGTTTTGGGGGAATAGGTTCCGGTCTTCTTGGTGCTGGTCTTGGCGGTCTTCTTGGCGGCGGGCTTGGCTTTAGCTTTCTTCATAGGGTTTGAATTTGGTGTGGAATTCCGAGGTGAGGCGAACGTAGATGTTGCTGCCTCTTTGGTAGATGATGACGGGAGCTTTGAGTTCTGCGAGCCGATACTGGCCAACATGAAGGACTGTGACTACGACTCCAGAGTTGGATCGATTGACGAACCGGGAGGGTGGGAGAGCTGAGGGATTTTCCATATGCGACGTTCTATTGGTTCGGGGTAAGCGATCCAGCCTTTAGCGATGCCCCAAGCAATTATCTGAGCGGACTGCTCGATGAGCCGGCGGTTCTCATCGGTGATGATGGTTCGTTCTTCTTCGGTTATGGGACCAGGTTTCTTGTTATTTGAGAGGCGGGATTCGTACCAGGGTTGCTCTTGCCTTGGGGTCTTCATGCGGTGATGAGGCGTGCAAGGATACAGTTGCAGTAGGAACCCTTGGTCTTGGCGTTGCATCGACCATGATGCACAGGGTTGGAGATGATGTGTGCTGTAAGGTCGCTCGTGAGCTGGACCAGCTCAAGGAGACGAGTGGATGCTTCTGCACAGAGCGCATTGGGGATTCCATCTTGGGTATCTAGTTCGGCTGATAGGATATTGAGCGCGTTGACGAGGTCGTGTGTTGAGGACTGTTTCATTTTTGTTTGTGGACTACGAGTCCGTTGCCTTTGGAATCAACCAGTTCTACGGATCGAACGCTCTCCATGCGGGCCAAGGTCTTGATCATCTCGATGGGATCATGGGCTTGGGACACGCAAGTGAGGTGGATATCACCATCTCCGTAGTTGGTCTTTAGATTCTCTTCGGTTCGATCACGCCGCACTCGGATGGTTCGTCCATCTGAGAGATGGACCACCTTGATGGATTCGACGAGTAAGAATGCGTGACGGCTCATTGCTTGGAGGTTTTACCGCAATGGGGGCAGTGCCGGCCTAGACCGGGATCGGCGGGTAGAGTACCAAGCCACGAGCACAGATCGTGGTAGGATCGAACACCGAAGTTCGGCCACTTGAACGGTACGATGTCACGGGTATGGATTGCATGGATGGCGGTCTCCTTGTCTTTGATCCCAAGCTTCTCCATCAAGTTCGCGTTGCGAGAACTGAGACCGGCGGTCCATTTGTTATTCGAGGCATCCCGCTTCTTGCCGGCGGCGATGATCTGGAACACCCGTTGCTTTGAGATGTTTAACTCTGCACCGATAGCTTTGTAGGTAAGTCCCTTAACCCTGAATTCTCTTACCTTATCGATTGAATCGTTGGTTTTCATGTATGTATGTTTGAGATACTTTCTTTTTTTCTTCTTTGGTTCTTTATCTATTGCAACGGTATCTGGACCGCTCGATACCGTTTCTGTGCTTTGTGGCACTGGACGCACAGGCCGGTTTGAGTTGTGCATCCGCATCCCAAGCATGCGGCCAATTCGTGACATAACAGTTTCCATCGTTGTAGTTCCTCTATTGTTTGTTTGGTTGTTTGTTCTTGATGTTCCATACGCATGAATGCGAGATACCGTATTTCTTGGCCAACTCTCTGTAGGTGAATGTTGAGTTATCCTTTAGAATGGATTCCCGAATCTTTGCTGGAACAGCTTCCCACCGCCGGCAGATCAATGGATCAGGGGCTTTGAAGGCGGGAACTGGTCCCAACATCTTCGCCATTGACTCCTTCGTCAACCCCAATTCTTGAAGTAGACTCATTTTCAATCTACTCGCTCTTCATCGGCGTGGACTGAACGCCATTATAGGCCACTGTCTTCGGCCTATAGATGCCCACTTGTTCGGTTTCCTCGACCCAGGAAGGACCGCCGCGGACATGGAATATGCAGGAAGACATTCCGTTCCATGACTTGGTGGATGACTTGGCGGAGGTGTAGGCAGATCCAAACGTAGCGTTCAGATCGTCGCTCGACATAGCCTTGACGTTGGCCCAGTCGATGTCGCCTGCATGCCATAATTTAAATCCTAGTTCCAGCGGTGCGACAATTTCAGCAACGCCGGGGAAGTGCCACACCCACTCGTCATGGGATGACGCATCGCCGGACATAACAGCGTAGCACTGGTAGTTGCCGAGCGGTACGGAGCCGCTTCCCCAGTCGCAGCTCTCGCCGGGTTTAAGAACAGCCGAGCGTGTCGGATGGTCGTTGCATTTAGGCTGCTCGAAAAGAGCAACGAGGATGGGGACTTCGGTTTGGTTTTCGATTTTGATGTGGGTGCTCATGTTAGTAGGTGTTTGATGATCTGGTTCCTGTCTTTAATCGTCGCTCTCAAGATGCTTTCCAGCACAACGTAAGGATTCACCGTGCTAACGTGTTTCCACTCTGGATTGCCATCCACGTTTCGAGCTGTATCAATACTGTCAACGCGGATCATGCCGTTGGTTTTGTTTACGTATATGAATGCGCAGTCTCTCATTTTACCTCCTTCTTGTGGGCGTTGTTGTAGTTTTTCCACGCTGCCACTTCTAATCGTTTTATGAGTTCCTTTGCTTCGTTGAGTTCGCGTTCGAGTTGTTTGGCAAAGTCTTCGTCGCAAACCTTATACTTGGAATCATGCGGAAAGAATGACTCCTTATCTGTTCTCGGTGTATCACTCACGCCATTTGTCCTCCCGCCAGAGCAGCAGATCGGCTCTCATGGCGTCGTTCTCCTGCTCCAGTTGTTTCACCCGATCCTCCAGCTTGCGGACATCGAGAGCGATTGCGCGGAGTTTTCTT